GGCTTGATAGTATTATCTGCCGCGGCAAGTTAGCTGGAATACCCGTGGGTAAAGTTACAGAGATTGCTGGTTTGGAGGCTAGCGGCAAGTCTTACATGGCTGCGCAGATAGCAGGCAACGCTCAGAAGATGGGGATAGATGTTGTCTACTTTGATTCAGAGTCTTCATTAGACTTTGGCTTTTTAGAGAAGGCCGGATGTGATCCATCTAAGATTCTTTATGTTCAAGCAACTTCAGTGGAGTTTGTCTTGGAGACGATTGAAGAATTACTCTCTTCAACCGACAGTCAATTTCTTTTTATCTGGGATAGTCTGGCTCTCACGCCTTCTATTTCAGATGTGGAAGGAGACTTCAATCCACAATCTACAATGGCCGTCAAAGCTAGGATTTTGTCAAAGGGTATGTCAAAACTAACTGTTCCCATTGCGAATAGTCAATCGACTTTCCTTGTGTTAAATCAGCTAAAGGCAAATATTACTCGCTCACCATCTGAAGCTTTAACAACGCCTTACATGACACCAGGCGGCAAAGCAATGATTTACGCTTATTCACTTCGTGTCTGGCTTACTCGACCAAAGGCGAAAGCATCTTTCGTAACAGACGATAAAGGTTATCGCATCGGCAATACCGTTAAAGTTAAGTTAGAAAAGTCTCGCTTTGGTTCGCAAGGGCGTCAATGTAAGTTCCAAATACTTTGGGGCGATAGCGTTGGTGTTGCTGACGAGGAAAGTTGGTTTGAAGCCATCCAAGGCTCAGAACATCTCGACCGCGCAGGCGCCTGGTATGAACTTAAATTTAATGATGGCACAAGCGAAAAGTTTCAGTCAGCCCGTTGGTTAGACAAACTTGAAGATGAAAAGTTTAAGTCACGCGTATTAGAAATAATGGATGAGGAAGTTGTCCGTAAATTTGATAAAAGAACTGGTGATGCCACTGAGTTCTATGAGGAAACTGCGTAAGAAAAATGAATGAGAGAGTAGTAATTATAGATGGGCTAAACATGTTTCTGCGAAGTTACATTGTAGTCCCACAGATTTCCAAAGAAGGTCAGCCCATTGGTGGGACAACTGGCTTTCTTAAATCTCTTCAAAAGCTTTGTCGTGAAATGAAACCAACACAGGTTATTGTTTGTTGGGACGGCCGCGGCGGAAGTAGAAAACGTAAACAACAAAACAAAAATTACAAAGAGGGTCGTGCACCGATACGTCTTAATCGTGATTTTAAAGTTTTAACTGAGGCGCAAGAGAAAGAAAATAAAATATGGCAGCAAGAAAGAATCTGTGAATATCTAAATAACTTTCCAGTTATGCAGCTAATCGCAGATGAGGTTGAGGCCGATGATATCATATCTTACTTGTGCAGACACAGTAGTTTACGTGATAGTGAGAAAATTATAGTTTCAAGCGATAAAGATTTTTATCAATTGCTTGATCAAAAGACTATACTTTTCCGCCCGGTGCAGAAAAAGCTATTAACTCAAAATAGTATAATAGATGAGCATGGTATTCATCCAAACAACTTTGCTCTTGCTCGTGCGATTGTCGGAGACAAATCTGATAACCTAGATGGAGTTCCTGGCATCGGCCTAAAAACTGTTGCAAAAAGATTCCCTTTCTTTAAAAAAGAAGAAGATGTTTATATTAATAATTTGATAGAGTTTTGTGAAAATCAAGAAAGCAATGCAAAAGCGTTCGTCTCTATCAAAGAGAATAAACAACTTATTCAGTCTAATTACAACTTGATGCAATTGTATAGTCCTAGTTTGTCAACGCAGACTAAACAAAGTATCGAATGGATTGTTGATAACTTTGAACATACTTTTAATAAAACTCAGACACATGCCATGATGTTACAAGATGGCATTAACGAGATTAATTGGAATGCGATGTTTGAAAGTTTTGCAAGAATCCAAAGGGATAAAAAAGGGAATCAAGCAAATGAGAAAACTAAAACCAATTTTTATTGAAAATAGCGAAGTACCGGTCTGGCTGTCAAAGATTGCACCAATTGATGTGTGGGCTTTTTCTTTTGGACCATTTGTTGTTTGCCGTGGAGAGTTAAGTGAAAAAGTAAGAGTTCACGAAACTATTCATTTTTTACAACAATTAGAAATGCTTTTTGTTTTTCAGTGGATATTGTATGGATTATTTTATGTTATTGGCCGCGTGACAAAGGGAAGCTGGAGCGCAGCATACTACGGTAATCCATTCGAATTAGAGGCTTACGATAATGATACAGACTTTGGCTATTTAGATAATAGACCATGGTGGAGCTGGATTAATTACATAAAAGATCTATTCAAAAAATAAAACAAAAATAATTACCTATAACGGGTGTGATCATTTCCGCACCCTTACGGGGGTTATACTATTGAAAAAAACACTTATTATCACTTTACTAATCTTATCTTTTGCAGCAACAGCTGCGCCACCAAAAAAATCAAAATTTTATGACTTTGGAGATCAAATGATCGACGGTGAGATTAAAAAACCAACAGGCCAGTATGTTAATTCTAGAGAACGAGCAAGGTTTGATAGGCTGTTAAGTTTAAAGAAATCTTTTCTGCCTAAAATGTTTCTTACATCAAAAGAAAAAATATTTAAATAATTTGACCTTGACATTGCTTTTAACCTAAGTTAAAATATATTTAGTGTATAACACAGGAGGCAGTGGTGCGTAAGTTTTTATACGGTTTAGGTTTGATGCTGTATGTTTTACTCGCTAGCGCCTTTGTTCAACCAATAGATATTAATGAATCATCAAGTATTTCGAAGAGTTTAGAAAATACAAAAGGTAAAAAAAAGAAAAAGAAAAAGCGTTTACTCAGGCGCTAAACTTTTTTACCCTGTAACATTCACCACTTATAAAATAATTGACATTCAACTTGACTTTTTAAACTACAAAGGTTATATTTATATCCACAAGTCAGCGAGGAATTAATGGACAGTTTAGGAATTTTTGGAAAGAGTTTCCAAGAAAATATGTGTAAGCTTATGCTTTACGACCGGTCATATTGTGATCAAATGCAAGAAGTACTGGATGTGAAATATTTAGAATTAAAGTATCTTCAGGTTTTTACAGATAAGCTTTTTGGTTATAAAAAACAATACGGTATACATCCTACAAATGATATTCTTAATTCTGTTTTTAACACAGAATTGACAGAGGAAAATGAAGTAATCCAAAAACAAGTTATGGATTATTTTATAAAGCTGCAAGCGTTTCCAGATATACAAGATAAAGATTATATTGTTTCTAAAAGTGTAGACTTCTGTAGAAAGCAAGTTCTTAAAAAAGCTATGATGAAATCAGTGCCACTTCTGAACAAGTGTTCGTTTGAAGAGATAGAAAAACTAATATCTGATGCACTACGCTTGGGCGTAAGCAATGATCACGGCTATGACTACATTAAAGATTTTGAAGCAAGATTTATTGAGAAAGCACGTAATCCCGTGTCAACTGGGTGGGCAAAGATAGATAAAATTACTAAAGGTGGTTTAGGCCAGGGTGAACTCGTGGTTGTGGTCGCGCCGACTGGTGCAGGAAAGTCTCATGTTCTTGTGCATCTTGGTGCTCAAGCACTAAAACAAGGTAAAAATGTTGTCCATTTCACGTTAGAATTGGCAGATACGTCCGTTGCGCAACGTTATGATGCCTGTCTTACTGGTATTCCATTAGATGAGCTTATAAATCAAAAAGATGAGGTTTATGACGTAATTAAGGATATTGATGGGCAACTCATTGTAAAAGAATTCCCAACTAAGTCTGCTTCCACTGTGACTCTAAAAAATCACTTGGAAAAGATCAGACAGACAGAAATGGAAATCGATATGATCGTGGTCGACTACGGTGATTTGTTAAAAAGTTCAACAGTTCGTAAAAATTCTGAGAAAAGACATGAATTAGAATCTATTTATGAAGAGCTACGCGGACTTGGACAAGAGTTTGGTTGCCCTATAGTAACCGCTTCACAAACCAATCGAAAGGGTCTAAACGAAGAAGTAATCACAATGGAATCAATCTCTGAGGCATTTAATAAGTGCTTTGTTGCAGATTTTATTATCAGTCTATCCAGGACTATTAAGGATAGAAACTGTAATATTGCGCGAATTTTTGTCGCTAAAAACAGAAATGGCCCTGATGGAATTGTTTTTTCCGCGTTTATGGATACGTCAAGTGTATCCATTAAAGTTCTAGAAAGAGACGATGTTGTAAAACTACAACAACAGCAATTAGCAAAACAACAACAAAAAGAGTTCTCCAAAGCCCGAGAAGTCTTTAGAAACATGAACAAATAAAGGAGTAAAAAATATGCCACAAGAGATTGCCAATAAAACCCTGTCGGATATTACAGTCCACATGAAGTACGCAAAGTACTTACCCAAAAAAGAAAGAAGAGAGGTGTGGTCAGAGTTAGTGGATCGTAACAAAATGATGCATGTAAAAAAGTTTCCAGAGATGAAAGAAGAAATAGACGCTGCTTATGAATATGTATATGATAAAAAAGTTTTGCCTTCTATGCGCTCTATGCAGTTTGGCGGTAAGCCCATTGAAGTGGCCCCTAATCGTATTTTTAATTGCGCCTATTTACCTATCGATGACTGGCGTTCATTTCACGAAATTATGTTTTTACTTCTTGGTGGCACTGGCGTCGGCTATAGCGTACAATTTCATCATGTAGATAAGCTGCCAGAAATTGTAACACCATCCACGAAACGCACCCGACGTCATCTTGTTGGAGATAGCATTGAAGGCTGGGCAGATGCAGTAAAAGTTCTTATGAAGTCTTATTTTGTTGGCGGCTCTAAGGTTCGTTTTGATTATAGCGATATTAGACCAAAGGGTTCACGCCTAGTTACGTCAGGTGGAAAAGCTCCGGGGCCTCAACCTCTTCGTGAATGTTTGGTTAAACTAGAGGGTATATTATCTAGCAAAGAGACTGGTGACAAGCTTACTCCGATTGAAGTTCATGATATGGTTTGTTATATCGCTGATGCAGTCTTAGCTGGGGGCATTCGTAGAGCGGCACTTATTTCTCTTTTCTCCGCTGGAGATGACGAAATGATCGCGGCAAAGAGTGGTCACTGGTGGGAAAAAAATCCACAGCGTGGTAGAGCTAATAATTCTGTTGTGTTGATGCGCCACTTAGTCACGGAAGATTTTTTCAAAGATCTTTGGTTCCGCGTAAAAGCTTCAGGCGCCGGAGAGCCAGGGTTCTATTTTTCAAACGATAAAGATTGGGGCACCAATCCTTGTTGTGAAATCGCTCTTCGACCTTATCAGTTTTGCAATCTCACAGAGATTAACGCTTCCGATGTTGAAAGTCAAGAGGAAATAAATGCGCGCGCTCGCGCAGCATCTTTCATTGGCACGCTACAGGCATCTTACACTGACTTTCATTACCTTCGTGATGTTTGGCGAAGAACAACAGAAAAAGATGCGCTAGTGGGCGTATCGATGACCGGCATCGCTTCTGGAAATGTATTGAAACTGAACATGAAAGAAGCAGCAAAAGAAGTAAGAAAAGAAAACAAAAGGGTAGCTGCTCTGGTTGGCATTAAACCTGCGGCAAGAACAACTTGTGTAAAACCAGCTGGCACCACTAGTTTAGCTCTTGGAACTTCATCTGGTATACATGCATGGCACAACGATTTTTATATTCGTCGTTTACGGGTCGGCAAAAACGAAGCCATATACAATTATTTATCGATCTTCCATCCAGACTTAATAGAGGATGAATTTTTTAGACCACATGATACTGCAGTTATCTCTGTTCCTCAAAAGGCTCCTCAAGGTGCCATCACTCGCGGAGAAACCGCCATGAACATGCTAGAAAGAGTAAAGAAGGTATCCACCGAGTGGGTTAAATTTGGTCATGGCAAAGGTCAGAACACTCACAATGTTTCAGCTACTGTCTCTATTCGCGAAGAAGAATGGGATGAGGTTGGCCAATGGATGTGGAATAACCGAGCTGTATATAATGGTCTTTCTGTTTTACCTCACGATGGAGGCACATATAAGCAGGCGCCCTTTGAGGACTGTGATGAAGTAACCTACATAAAGCTGCTCGATGCGTTAGAGGACATTGATTTGTCTAAAGTCGTAGAGATGGATGATAACACTGACCTGAAGGGCGAGCTAGCTTGTGCCGGAGGCGCGTGCGAGGTTTCATAAAAAACCCTTGACAAAGTAATAAAATTTTATTATTATATGTTTATGAAGAAATCAATTATTGGTTTGGTTCTCACATTTACTCTTGGGTGTGAGATTAGACCTTATCCCTATTCAAGAGTGGAACTAATTAACCAACCAGCACAACCAGTTGCTGCTTGCGAATATAATTTTTACTATTCTGGTCCAAGAAATTATGAGTATTGCACATCGTATGATGAGTTTGGTGACTGCGGTTGTTATCTGGTTTATGATCCAACTGTCATTGATTACGAGTGCTATATTGAATATTGTTACTACTGGGATTCTTGCCGGTGGGAAACTTATGACTACAGTTGTTACTAAGGAGATAAAATGAGTCAAGCAATTTTACAAGTCGTTGAAGACGACAACACAGAAAATGAAAAATCAAAAGAAGAATACATTGTTAATTATCTTAAGTCTATGATCGCTCTAGAAGAGGCTATGGAGCCTTACAAAGAGCAGAAAAAAGAATTACGAACTGAGTTTATTGAAAACGGTTGGCTTACTAAGGAGGATATATGGTCTGCTGTAAAAGCGCTCCGAATGTATCAAAAGTCTGCTGATCTCGATGCAGTAAATGAAATGTTTGATATCATTGAAAAGAAGTTTGGAATTAAGGAGGAAGTATGAGTTTAGATCCACGAAATCGTTTTTTACTTTTAGAAGAGGCGCCATCGCCCACAGAACAAGATGCGCCAACTATTCTTTTGCCAGAGGATTATAATGTTAAAACAAATCCATTTGGTGTATATAAAATTAGCCAAATATCAACTGACTGTACTAAAATAACTTTAGATGATATTGGAAAATTAGTAATCGTAGAAGATCATATGGTTTCGACAGCTAGCTTAGAGCAGGGTGATTTTATTTTAGTTCAAGAGAATCATGTGTATGGTGTTTTAGGAACTTAATAATATGTTGACTATAGTAATTTTAAATATCATTACTACGACAAGCTTGTCTTACGATTACAATGATTTAATAAATGAAGCCTACAATTGTCGGCATGCCAAAGAGAAGAATCTTAATACCGGAATAGTTGAGAAACTGTCCGTGATTGAAGATAAGTATTTTCAGTTTTATGATATACCAGAGGAGTTACGTGGCATGTTACTAGCTGCAGCATGCGTGGAAAGCGGTTATGATGCAAAAGCCAAAGGGGATTGGAAGATCACCTTGGCTCCAAAAAAACATCCAAGAGCAAAAGGTA